TTGGAAAACCCGGATTGACAAACTTTGGTCGAGTCATATTTGAACAAGGTTCACTTAAACTTGGCAATGATGTCAAACTATTTGAAGATCATGACATGAACAAAGTGCGTGGCAGAATGATAAGTCATGAAATTACACCAGTTGGAATTATTGGCAAATTCAAAGTTGCACGCACATCAGCAGGTGACGATATTTTGGCACTTGCACAAGACGGCTTAAAATCCGGATTGTCAATCGGTGCATCAATTGATGAATACGAAAACAAAGAAGATGAAATTTATGTGACATCAGCATCAATCTTGGAAGTATCAGTTGTTGATACTCCAGCATTTGCTGAAGCACAAATTACAGATGTCGCTGCTCAAAAAGCAGACGAAACAGAAGTCACTGCAATCAGCGCAAGTGATGAACAAACAAACCAAACCGAAAGTGAGGTCACTTCAATGGGAAATCCTGAAGAAGTTACTCCAGTGGTCGAAACTGCGCCAGAAGTTGCAGTTGAAGCCTCAAAAGCAGTATCAGCACCAGTTGCTTATGCAAAACCAAGAGTGAACACAAACATCACTGCTGGCGAATATGCAAAAGCACAATTCAATGCAATGCAAGGCAACAATGATGCACGCGATTTAATTGCAACAATTGATGCAGCAACAACAGCCGAAAACATTGGCGTTGTACCACCAACCTACTTGAGAGACTTAATCGGAATCATTGACAACTCAATGCCATTCGCTGATTCTCTTGAACAAGGTGTATTGCCTGCAAGTGGAATGAAATTCTACCGACCAATTCTAGGTGCACAAGCCACAACAGCAGTAACAGCAGAAGCAGTTGAATTTGATTCAACCGATACTGCAATTACTTCAAAAGAAATTGATGTTGTGAAAATTGCTGGCGCAAACAAAGTATCAGTTGAACTTCTTGACAGAAGCGATCCTGCATACCTTGATATTCTCTTAAGACAACTTGCTGCGAACTGGGCTCAAAAAGCAGATGTTTATGCAGCAACCCAATGTTTAAGTGGTGCAGTTGTATCAAGTGGCGCAACACTATACGCAGGAATTGCTGATGGTATTGCAGATTCATATGCAGTACTTCGCAAAACTCCAAACAGATTCCTTGCAGACACAGGAAACTTTGCAGAGTTACTTGCAGCAGTAGATGGTTCACAAAGACCACTATTCGCAGCAGCAGCACCACAAAACGCAGCAGGTCTAATGACCCAAGGCTCAACAGCAGGAACAATCGCAGGATTGCAACTTGTTGTTGATCCAAACTTTGACACCGGAACTGGCGTTAAAGGCGTTATTTACTCATCTGATGCAGCAACAATGTACAAATCCAGTGCATTCCAATTGCGCACAAATGTTGTTTCAACTGGCGAAGTTGAAATTGGCATTTACGGATATGTTGCAACTTGTGCAAAATATCCAACAGCATTCAGAAACATCACTGTCGCCTAATTAGCGAACAAGAGTTGCCTGGCAGGTTAGACCCCTGTCCTGCCAGGTAACACCACACGAAAGGTAAGACATGGCAGAAATCATCACAGCAGCAGAACTACGATCTGCACTAAACAATGTGAGTTCAAGTTTATATTCTGATGCCGTCTTAACTGAAATCATTGACACAGCCGAATCAGTTGTCGGCAATCTTTTAGTTCAATGGAACGCACCAATTGATAAACATTACACAGAGAGTGCAACTTCAACAGTTTTGCATTCAACAAAACCCCACAAACTTTACGCAACACAAGTAGTCACAATCACCGGTGTTACTGGACATAATGGATCAAAAACAGTATCCGAAATTGTTGATGAATTTACTTTCAAAATTACAACAGCAGGTGCAACTGAACACGATTGGCGAAATATCATCCCAAATGGCTTAGTTACAGTAAATGGCCTTTCACAATACGCAGATGTTGCACCAGTTGAATCAGCAGTACTGACAGTCTCATTAGATGTATTCAAAGCACGCACAAGTGCTGGATCAACACAACAAGGATTAGATTTTGTTCCACAACCTTATATTTTAGGACGTACAATACAAAACAGAATTGTTGGAATGCTTGGTGCTTACATTGATGTTGAGGCGTTAATCGGATGACATTAGCAACATTACGCGCAAACCTTAAAACAGACATCACAGCAAACAGTGTTTATTCAGTTGTTGATTTTGGTGCAGAATTTGTAACTACACCAAGCATTATGATTTTGTCATCTGATCCATGGCTTGAGCCAGTAACACTTGGAAACAATAAAGCATGGCGCGTTAGATATACACTAGAATTAGTTGCAGCACCAAACACAAACCCTGGTGCGTTAGTACAACTCGAAACAATGGTGGCAACTGTTTTACCATTGATAGGACAATCTTGGCAGATACTTTCAGTTTCCAGCCCAAGGATACGTCAAGCGAATAGTAATGATGTTTATTCGGTTGAAGTGTCAATTACTACAATATACAATCCATAAGAAAGGATAAACAAAAATGGCCACATCAGTATTAACAGGCAGACAAGTTGCCTGCACCTACAAAGCAGTGAACTATGATGACCAAATTACCAGTGCAACTGTTACATTAGATGATCCAAACGGAACTGTTCAAACCTTGAATGGATTAGTTGATTATGTAATTGACAAAGAAGTTGGTTCAGTAACTCTTGAAATTCTCCAAGACTGGGGCGTTGCAAGTGGATTCTGTGACACACTTTGGACAGATGCAGATACATCTCCTACAACAGCAGTTGCAATGACCTTAACAATTAACACAAAAGTTATGACATTAAGTGTTATTCCAAAGCGCCCAGATTTTGGTGGCGCTGCACCGGATGCATTAACTGTTTCAGTAACAATGCCAATCCGATCAGTTTCAATCGCGTAACTATCGAACAGGGGTCACCTTAAATGTTTAAGATACAAATAGAATGGAAACTTGCAGATGGAAAGTCTTTTGAAGAATGGACTATTCCATGGGAAATTGCGCAGGCTGAAAAAGAAACTGGCACAACTTTCTTGGAACTATTCAAAAGAGAATTGCCACCAAGCATTGAACAACAATTCTGGCTTGCCTACCAAATGCAAAAACGACTCAGTGATAAACCAGTTGGTCGCTTTGAAGATTGGCGATCAAGCGTTGTTCACATCAATTCAAAGGATTTTGCAACAACAAATTTTACACAGCCGGAAGCATAGAGCGCACCTTGATAGAACTGGCCGTTATTTCGCGCCAGCCATTGTCAGAGTTCAAAACGCTTTCGGCAGAGCAGGTATCAACAATTGCAGATGTGGTGAGTAAATATCATGGCAACTAGAGCATTTGAAGTTAAGATTAAAGATGCTGACATAAATGCCATTCGCAAGACTTTTAAGAATATGGATCAGATTGCTCAGGATGATTTGAATCGTGCAGCAAATCAAATTGCAGTTGAGGCAGCCTCAGCAGTTGGATCAGCATTGCAAGCAACACCACAAGGCGCAGCAATTGCCAGGTCAATTAAAGTTTCAACAGGATCAAAAACACCATTTTTTACAGTTGGTGGAAGTTCAATCAAATTAAAGAATGGAACACCAGTTGGTGCAATTGCACTTGGTGTTGAATTTGGATCATATCAAGATAGGCCACGCAAAAGAAAAGGCAAATCAACTGATTACATTGGTTACAGACAATTCCAACCAAGATCACCACGCGAGGGCAGAGGTAATGCAGGTTACTTTATATTCCCAACACTCAAAGCATTGCAACCTGAAATAACTAAAAGATGGGTTGAGCAAGTTGATAGAATAAGACGAGAATGGCGCGAGAGGAACTGACATGGCAGATATTAGAACACTGAAACTGCAACTGCTTGCAGACACAGCGCAATTCCAAACTGGACTAAATAAAGCACAAGACGATACACAAAACTTTTCAAACAAAGTTGGTGGATTTGTTGCAGGCGCAGCCAAAGCATTTTTAGCATTAGGCGCAGCAGTTGGCACAGCAGCATTTGCAATTGGTGTCAGTGCAGTTAAAGCAGCCATTGAAGATGAAAAAGCACAAAAGTCTCTTGAAACAACTTTGAAGAACGTAACCAA